CAGATAAGTTTGTAGTTATTAGAAAGAATAGTGGATCAACTACTATTGATAGCAATATATGTACTGTATCAGGAACAACTATTACAGTATGAGCTACACAAACGCCTATTACAACATCTGGTACTTTTACAAGTATGGATATATCAAAAGTAGATACTAATAAGTTTGCAGTATTCAGTAATGCAGCTGCTAGACAAATGGTATGTGCTACTGTATCAGGTACGACAGCTACATTTGGATCTGTAATTACACCTACTATCACAGCTAACTCTTTGGTACAAGTTACAGCTAACAAGATAGTAGGGACAGATGGTACTAATATCAGAATATATACAACATCAGGAACAACTATTACAGAACAAGCAAATTTCGCTATCGGTACAACATACACAGCACCGACTATGTGTAATTACTCTATTACATCTAGCTATGTACTATTCTCTGGTACAACATGAGGTAATACGGAAGCATTTATTGTAGATTGTAGTGGTACAACAGCAAGTAAAGGTACAACACTAACTGTATTAGTTGGTACTGGAAATGTTATGTGTGCAAAATCTATATTAGATGATGTAGTTGTATGTAGTGGTACAGTAAATACACATTTATCAGTTACAGGAACTACTCTAGCATTAAGAAAAGCTATTACACTTACAGATGCAGTAGTATGATATAAAGGAATGACATATATAGGTATTAGAAATATAGTATCTTGTCTATGAAGTAAAACAGTAAATCCATGAGCTTGGTCTCATAATAATACGATAAAGTTTGTAGCTTGAGTATTACAAGAAACAGGTACTACAGGACAAACAAAGAATGTAGCTATGACATGAGCTGCATCTATAGTACATACATCACTTACACCAGGTAACCCACTATATGCTTCTAACTCTGATTGATCGTATACTACATGAGTTACAGATGTATTTGTGTGATTAACTACATCATCTACAAATGTCTTAGTATCAATACCTTATAGTACATTATAATTTACCTCTAAAATATAAACTATGGCAACTAATCCAAATCAACCTTGAAGTATTGCATATACTATATGGGAGAAAAACCAAGCAAAGAAACTACAACAACCTACACAACTACCTGTATGATCTACACAGGTAGTTTCTGGATGACCTCAAGTTACAGCTAATGCTATAGGCGGTGGTACTAATAATATGCAAGCACCTAAACCAGTAGTACAACAAGCACCGAAAGTGCCAGCTATCCTTCAAAGGAAACCAGCTACAGTAGCTACTCCTCAGAATCCTGTGATCTCTAAGAATATAGGTGGTGGGTTTGTACCTAATACATCTGATATAGATACTATGGATAAGACATGACTACAAAATTATATAGATGCTTATAGTGTAAAAGCTAAATTCGGTACTATTAAAGAGGAAGATGCTATTAAAGCTATAAAAGCACAAAGACTTCTAACAGAAATGAGTAATAAAGATGCTACAAGTAATATTGCCAATCCTTATCAAGATATTATAGCACAACAAGAAGCCGATAGAGCTACTAAAGCACAAGATATAGCAACACAACAAGAAACAGGTAGAGCAGCTAAACAAAGAGAGTTAGATGTAAAATATAGAGCTATGCAAGATGCACAGCAAGCAGCATGACAAAGACAAAAGGAAACAGCACAATTAGCAACATCTACAAGCTGATTTGGTAGAAGCACATTCAATGCAGATCAACAAGTACAAATCCAAAAACAAACGGATGATGCTATACAGCAACTAAATGCAGCTAAAGAAGCCGAACTAATTAAATATGAAATGGAGTTACAATGAGCTGGTAGTGATGCTCTTGCTGGACTAGATAAAAATATAGCAGAACTCAAGCAAAAAGCACAAGATGCACAAATAAAAGCATTGAGTGAAGCACAAAGAATTAACCTAGAAACAGGTAAGAGTACACAAGAAAGTGTACAAAACCTCATATCAGTAGCTCAGGGTAGTGGATTAGATATTAAAGCTAGTGATGAGGGTGCTATTACAATGCTTGCACAGATTGTGAAAGGGAAAGATTGACAACTTAACCAAGATGTTCTTAATCAATTACCTGACGGTATTAGACAAATAGTAGCAGCAGCAGCTCAAACATGATATGGTACAAAACAATGAGAAGCTGCTAAGACTATATCAATTGGTAGTGGTAAGAGTGAAAGAGTTATGCAATGGAATCCTGAAACAGGAAGATATGATATACCAGTAGGTGGAGGATCATATGGATGAGGTGGTGGAGTATGAGGTGGAAGATGATGAGTATGAGGGTGAGCATGAGCAGGTAGTACAGCAGATAGTTCACAATTAGAACTTATTAGTAGACTACAAAGAGTACAAGATGCAGTATCAAATAGTAATCTCCCTCGTTCTGCAGCTATGCTTGATCCTAATATACAAGCTGATCTCAATTATTTGAAAGCAAATATGACATTTGAAAAGCTTAATGAGATGAAGTCTAGAGGCGTGAAACTTGGTGTACTATCTGATAGTGATATGAAACTACTTGGACAAGCAGCATTAACTATCACTCCAGGTATGACAAAAACAAGAGTATTAGAAGAAACAAATAGATTGATCCAAGGATTAGGTGGTAATACATCACAACCAAAACAATCAACACAGCCTACGCCAACACAAACTACTCCAGCTAAAACAGGTGGTACAAGTGCAGGTAAAGCAAAGGCTTTATCACTAATGAAATAACATGGCTATACAAAACTTTCCTAAGATAACTAAGATTGATCCTAAAGCGATAGTAACACCATTGAAGCTACAACCTCAGAAAGTTGTAGCTCCTTTGCCTACATTATGAGAGTTTGTTCAAAAAAAAACTGGCGTAAAAACAGAACTCACACCAGCACCTAAGATATTACAAACATGAGCTCAAACATTGAAACAAGAAAGTAAAAGAATACAAGATACAGCAAAAGCAGTAGTACAGAAAAAACAACAAGAAGCAAAAAAAGCAGAAGCACCTAAGTTTGAAATGACTAGACAAGATGTAATTGATGCTATGGTAGAAAAACACCCAGCATTATCGCAAGCATTACAAGCATGAGAAGTTACACAAGATGATATATTTGCTGCTAGTCTTGAAAAATACAAAGCTATTAAAGATATGAATAATACTGGGAAAATAGATAGTACGCAAAGAGTACAAGAAGAGTTCCAATCTAAATATACACCAGAGCCTAAATCTCTATTAGAAAAAGCATCTCAATGATCTACTGATATTATATGATGATTATATAAAGCAGGGACAGCTACAGCACAACTATGAGAAAAGTGAGCGGACTTTATAGCCAAGAAGATACTATGAGAAACGGCTTATAATCGTGCAAAAAGTAAGATATGACCTACTATGTGAGAAACTACTGGAGAGTTGTTCAAAAAGACATGAGTTAATGAAAATAGCACAGCTTTTAAGGTGTGAAAGTGAATATGAGACTTTGCACAAACTTCAGCTATAACTACAGCTATACCAGGTGTATGATTGCTTAGATGATTAGGTATAGTTTGAAAGACAGCAGTATGAGCTACCGAAGGTGCTATAGGAACACAGGCTAGTAGTTTAATAGATAAGTGAGAGTTTGCTAGTGCTAAGGATACTGCTATATGAGCTGGTATATGAGGTATTCTAAGAGGTGTATCTGGTATTTGACAGAAAGGTTGATCTATCAGCCAAACTGAAAAATTAATTATGCCTAAAATGACACCTAGTGTTACAGCAGAAAGAGCAAAAGAAGGGCTTATGAAAACAAATATGTTTTGAAATGTATCATCTATTGCTAGTAAAAGAGAAAAAGAAATGGCACAAACTGCACTAAACATACTAAGACCTAAAGAAACTGTAGTTAGTAATATAAATAGATCATTGAAAGCATTAAATAGTGAAACTGATAGTCTTATAAATGTAGTAAAAAATAGTCCAGTAACTTATCAAACAAAAGATATTATTGGCAGAATGAGAAGTATAGAAAAACCATTAATGATTAGATGATGAGAAAATGAAGCTAAATATGATGCAGTTATTAAAAAGTTTGAGTCAATACTCAATAAGTCAGATAAAACAGCAGCATGATTATTAAGAGCAAGAAAAGAATTCGACTCGTTTGTAAATGCTGAAATACCTAATCTCTACACAAGTGATACAATGTCACCATTAAAGGTAGCTATTACAAAACTAAGAAAAATACCAAATGAATGGCTTAATGAGAAGGTTTGAGGTGATATAGTAAAAGGTAGTTTATCAAAACAAAACCAACTACTAGATATTATTGATAATCTCTCAACTAAAGCTGAATCAGAAGGTAGCACAGCATTACAAAGATGGATTAGAAAAAATCCATTAAAAGCAAAAGCTATTTGATGGTGATCTTTAGTATGAGCATGATATGCTTTGAGATGATCTTGAGTAAATGTACCTACTTCTAGTAGTGAGTAATTATTCTCTTCATCAGTAGAGAAATATAATTCATACTACAAATAATATAATCGCAATAGTAATATATATCATAGATACTATATAAATAAAAGAAATTATACTAAAATCATATTATATAATCAATAGAGAGAAAGTCGCTTATTGTAGCGATTTTTCTTATTTTATGTAAAAAAACCTTTGAGAAATAGCGTTTCTCGATATATTTGCAGTATGACAATAACACAGGCTTTGCAGACAGAACTCATTATTAGAACATTAGAAGAAAAAACAGAAGCTCAGAGATTGTCACTTTATGAGTTCATTAAATATTACCGAAAAAAAGAAAAGAAGATAGAGCTTGACGAGAACTGGCATATCAAGGCTATATGCGATGCTTTAGAAAAGGTTTATACAGGAGAAACGAAGAGACTTATTATCAATATACCTCCTCGTAGTCTAAAAACAGAAATTGTATCAAAGGCTTTCCCTGTATGGTGTTTATGACACGAGCCGAATCTAAAGTTTATGGGTATATCTTACTCAGCTAGTCTTGCAGAGGATAACTCTTGAGGTGCTAGAGATATGTATACAAGTGATACTTATCTTGAAGTATTCCCGAGAAGATCATCGTTAAAAGCAGATCAGAATACTAAACAGTATTGGCTTACTGAAGAACTAGGGCAATATTATGCAACAGGTTCACAAGGTACTATTACTGGGAAAGGTGCTGATATTATTATTATAGATGATCCTATCAATCCAGAAGAAGCAGAGAGTGAAGTGATGAGAAAGAAAGTCAATAACAACTACCATAATACTATTAAGAGTAGACACAATGATAAAAAGAATGGTGCTACTGTTATTATTATGCAAAGGTTACATGATGATGATCTTACATGACACTTGCTTGAGTCCGAAAAGAACGGTACTGGAGAAAAATGGGAGAAACTAATAATCCCTGCTATAGTAGATTGAAAGAGCTTCTTTGAAAAGCGTTTCCCAATAGGAATGTTGAAAGTTATGCAAAAAGAAAGCCCAAAAACATTCTCTACACAGATGATGCAAGACCCACTTGATAAAGACAGCCAAGAGTTCCATGAAGAGCGATTTAGATACTATGAAGAAGAGCCAAAGGGTGGAAGAATATTTACAGCTGTTGATCCTGCATTTAGCAAGAAGAGTACAGCGGACAACTCAAGTATTATTACATGAATGTTCATAAATATGGACTTATACATCCTAGAGGTTACAGCATGAAAGTTTGACCCAGCAGAGCTACAAAACAAAATACTCTATCATTACAGGAAATATAGACCTGAGAAGATAGGTATTGAAGCTGTAGCAGCTCAAACGATTATATCATTTAATCTAAGGGCAGAAATGGAGAAACACTGAATGTCTGCTACTATAGATGAAATAAGACAATCTTGAGATAAAGAACAGAAAATTAGAAAACTAATACCATTATATAACAATGGGCATATATACCATAGAAGAGGTATTGATGAACTAGAACATGAACTATTGCGTTTCCCTAAAGGTAGAAATGATGATAGAATAGATAGTCTACAGATGTTATACAGTATGTATGAATTACATCCAAATATACAGACAAAGAATATGAATCTAGAAATAAAGTATGATCCAAACTGATCTCCAATATTTATTTGAGAAAGTAATACATGGCAATTAAGCTAAATATAGTAAAAGAAAAGCAAAATGAGATCGTAAAACATGTGAGCGATAATTTTTCTATATATAAGTCTATGTTGGAGAAGTTTCACAAGAAACAGTTTGATATATATAAAGAGTATTCAACTTTTGAAGAAGAAAAAACAGCAGATTGGAAAACAACATATAAAGTAAACAAAGCACATGAGGTAGTAAACAAGATACTCCCAAGAATTATGTCAAAAAATCCTAAATGGATTGTAGCTAGTAAACCTGATACATTATTAGAAGTAGATAAGATAGAAACAGAAGAAGAAAAGCTCAACAGATACAAACAACTCCAAGAATACAACCTAGCTATTAGAGATTATCTCTCAACTGTATTTGATAAATACAATCTCATAACTCCTGCAAGATTATGGGCAAAGAATATGATTATATACTGACCTGCATTTGCAAAGATCAGATTCAAGTATGAATTATGAAGAACAGAAGAGCCAACAAACGAAGAAGAAACTATGATTGACGAGAACGGAGTAGAAACAATAGTAAAGAAAACAAAGAGAATGAAAGAGTATGTATACAACCAGTATCCTACTATTGATCCTAAGAGCTTTACTGAGGTGTATTACAACCCAAAGTATAAAAGCGTAGAGGATTTACCAGCTATTATAGAAATTATATCTTGAGTGAGACTTGCGGAGCTAAAAGCAAGCAAAGATAAATATATGAATCTTGATAAATTGGAAGAGATACCAGGACTAGAAGAGTTCCAGAAAGATAGCCAACTATATAGAGATAAAATACAAGCTATATGTGGTATAAGTGCAGCTCATTTAGAAAGTGGTATAGATAAAACATCATTAACAGTAAAAAAATACTATGGTTTATATGATCTTGACTGAGACGAAAGATTATATGAGTTCTGTACCGTATGAGATATATTACTCATCGAGGCTAAAGAAATATCATATATGCCTTTTGAGTTGATTAGATGTTTTGAAGATACTGAGACACTATTTGCATGGTGATTTGTTGAGCCTATTATGGGACTACAGAAAAGCATGAACTTCAAGAAAAATAGTGTTAGTGAAGCTATAAATAGAAGTCTAAACCCTATGTGGTTCTGGAATCCTAATAGCGGTATCAATCCAAAAGACTTAGTTAGTAGACCAGGTGGTATTATACCAACTACTAGAAGTATGGCCGAAGTAGATGCAAACTTTAGAGAAGCAACATATAGCGAAGTAAATGCTAGTTATTGGCAAGAAGGTAATGACCAAGAAAGACAAATACAAGCTATGACATTCACTGTAGATACTAGTAACCCAAACAACCAAAACTCTTTGACTAATACTGCAACAGGTGCAAGAATTAAGATGTTTGAGGGTAATACTGTTATTGAAGAAGTAAGAAAGCACTTTGAGAAATGATTATCTAATCTAGCATACAAGCTATTGCAAGAGACAGTAGAAAATATCGAAGAAAACATCGTTATTAAAAAGATCTGAGACAATGGATTCTGGGAAATTAACAAAGAAGCTCTCAAAGATGCTATTAAGAAGTATGAAATTACTGTAGAAATAGGGTCAAGCTCATTTGATAGTATAGAAGATAGAAGAGATGATGCTATTGCTAAGTTTAATATGGGTCTACAGGCTTCTCAAGCAGGTGTACCAGTTGATCTACAAGCTCTATGGATAGATGTTATGAATACATTTGAAAGTATAGATGCAAAATCATACATCAAAGCACCACAATTACAAGATATGATGTGAGGAATGTGAGGAACAGCACAACCACTACAAGCACCTGAGAGATGACCTAGCGATGCAGCAGCATTAACAGAACAAGTAGCTCAAGGTAGTGTAGTAGCATGAATGTAGATCATTAACACTTGGCATTCCTAAGGGATGTAAGCCCACTACTATTTAATTCTTGTGATAATCTGAATGAGTATCTTGGATTTACTAGACAAAGACAGAGCATCAAGAATGCTATACGAGAAAGACAAAGAAAAGGCTTTCGAAATGTATTTGCAAGAAAAAGAAGCTCTAAAATCTATCGCAGCTACTGCTTGATTTGTAACAATAAGGAATTATTGGAAAAGAGAGAAGGAGATATGCGAAGAAAGATTAGCAACGATGAAATCAGAAGACATAAAATGAGTACAAGCGGAATTACTTGTAGCTACAAGGTTCCTGCAATACTTAGAAAACATGCTTACTGACATTGTTATTTAACTTATTATTAGAAACATTATGGACTCTACTGAAACACTCCACGAAGATGGAACTTCACTTGACAATAGTCAAGCACAGAACACCCAGCAAATTGAAATTAACTGAGAGATGGTCGATATAGACGAACTCAAAAAAGGTTATCTAAGACAATCAGATTATACAAAAAAAGCACAAGAATTAGCTAGAGAAAAAGAAAAACTCAATCAAAAGCCTGAATGAGAACTTAATGAGGATGAGTTAGCAGAAAAGTTTTTACAAGATAAAGGTTATGTAAAGAAATCAGACATCCAAGCTGAGATCGATGCAAGACTCGCAAAAGAGAGAGATACTTATTATCTTGATAAACTAATCGAAAACAACCCAACATTAAAACAACATGAGGTAGCAATTAAAAAGATTGCTGAGGTAGACGATAGTGCTATTGATGACATTATTGTAAAATATAACTTCCTTTCATCTGACAAGCTGAATAAAGCAAAACAAAGGGATATTGTATGAGGAAATAGAGAAGAAGAAAAAGCTATTGATATTTCTAATATGACAAGCGAACAATGGGACGCATATAAAGCTAAAATGTGAATAGGAGGTACTAATTGACTATCTAAGTCAAGAACCTTTTAATCGTAATTTAGTAAACTATGGCAAATAACTTCCAATCAGACTTTAAAGAAATCTGGGCAAAAGAACAACAAGAAAAGTTCTACAAAACAAATGTAGCATCTAAGATTGCTAACACATCTTATGAAGCACAACTTAAAGACGGTGATACATTCAACAGATCAAAAAGAGGTGCATTGACAGCTCAAATCGTGACTAGAGGAGTTGATATGACACTTAAAGACTTGAATAACTCTATCGAACAACTCGTTGTTGATAAAGCATTCGGTACTGCATTCGATTACCATGAATTTGACTCTATTCAATCAGCTTACAACCAAGCTATGGAATACGGTAGAGATTCAGGAGAACTTCTCTCTAATATGGTAGATGCTTATGTACTTGCAGAAGCTCTCAACGCTGGATCAGTTGTATCAGCTGGTACATTTGCAACAACTAATGTTGTATCAACTCTGTCAGGTGTTAAAAAATCACTTAGAAAGAAAAATGTATCTTCTAATAATATTTATGGTGTTATTTCTCCAGAAGCAGAAGATGTAATGATTCAATATGTTGAATCAAGAGAAACTGCATTTGGTGACAAGATCGGTGAAAATGGATATATTGGTATGTATATGGGGATCAAATTCCATGTGTCTAACCAATTGACTTCAACTGCTGTATTAGCACTTTCTTCACAACCTACTGCAGCTGATACATTCACTATTGCTGGACAAGTATTTACTGCTGTATCAACTATTGGTACTACTGCTGGTAACTTCTTGATCGGTGCTGATGTAGATGCTACTAGAGCTAATCTTGCTGCACTTATTAATGCACCTGCTACTACTACTGCAGATGGTGTTGCATTGACTGGTGATGCTTTGGATCTATTTAGAAACCAAATCACTGCTGTTAATGATAATACTGCTAATACTCTTACAGTAACTGCTAGAGGTGTTGGTGTACTTGATGTATCTGCTTCTGTAGCTACATGGACTGCTACTTCACAACTTCAACATATGTTGTTTGGTGTAGTAGGGACTCCAACTCTTATTATTCAAAGAAAACCATCTATTGTAGAAGTACAAAAACAACTACAAATTGGTAAGAACTACCTCAATGCTGTATTGTTCGGAGTTAAAACATTCTCTGACGATGCAAACAAAATGGTTGATGTTACTATTAGATGTGATGCTTACAACGCATAATAACTATATACGGTGGGTAGGGTGACTTACCCCCCTATATATATTTATTCATAATATATAAACATGATTATTAAGTATATCGATAAAAATGGTAACTTCTCAATCTTAGAAACCCTTGTAGAAAAAGACTGGGAACAAAGAGTAGAAAAGATCGGACTTGTGCGATTTGAAAAAAGAAATGATGTAGTAGTTTGATCTGCAAAGAAAGAAACTATTAAAGAGGAAGTAGAAGTGTCATCATTTGACGAAGCAGCAGCAAAAGAATACCTCAAAGAAAAAGGGGTGAGAGGTTATGGACTTCTTAAAGGGGAAGGACTCAAAAAGAGAGCAATAGAGGAAGGTTTTATCATTCAATAATATAAAATATGGTAACAATTGATGCAGTATCTAAAGTATATGATGCAGTTAGTACAACAGTAGCAACAGGGCAAACTAATAGAGATATGAAATCTAATAACGCTGATCTATTCAAAAACTTAGATGAAGCTACATTTTGTAGAATCACAACAGATCAAAATATAACTATTAGATTTAACTCTACTACTAATCCTGGTATTCTTATGACATCATCTGAAAGCCCTAGAAAATGGACTAGAGCAGAAGAAGGATTAAAGATTACAAATATCTATGTAACTAATGCTAGTGGATCAACAGCAAACATGAAAATTGAGTTATATTCTTAATCATAGTATATGTCTTTAGAAGCAGAAAAAGTAAAACTCTATAAGGAGTTAGCAGAAATATCTGAAAAACTAACTCCTTTAAGAAACGAGTATAATTTTATAGTAACTGATATACCAGAGAAAAGAAAAGAATATGATAAACTTACAAAAGACATATGACAGCTAAGAATAGAGACACAACAAGAAAAAGAATTACTAGAACAATATAAGAAAGAAGAAAAAGCTAAAATAGATAGCGATATAATGGCTTTGTCTAGTAAGAAAAAACAAGAGATTGAACAGTTAGAGAATAGAGCTAAAGAAGTACAAGCTAGTATAGATTTATTAGAAGAAACTACAAAGAAAGAAGAAAAAGAATTAGCTGCTATTAGAAAAGAACATGATAGTAAGATAACATGATTAGAAAATATCAAACTTCAAGAGCTTCAAGCAAAAAATAATTTAGATGAGTATATAAAAAAACATAATCAATTAGTAATAGAGGATAAAGAAAGAGCTGATATATTAGATAAGAAAGAAAAAGAAATCAACAGTAAAGAAAAACAAGTTGCTAATAACGAAAATAAATATCTTAAGATAAAATCAGATGCAGAAGAAAAGATAAAGATTATGGAAAGTATGATGTTTGATCTCACAAAAAGAGAAGAGCAAGTCTGAAAATGAAAAGCAGATATAGAGAGAAGAGAAATCAAACTCAAAGAAGATAAAGAGAATATAGAGAAGACACATATAGAGTCTAAAGAGATTATGCAAATGATAACAGAGAAAGAACTACAAATAAACAAAACTATATCAGACTTTCAAGATGAAAAATATAAGTTCTTAGTGCTTATGAAGCAAAAGGAAATCAAAAGAGGCGATATAGATAAATTAGATAAAGAATTTAACTTATAATATACACATATGGAAACAGAAAGAGAAGCTATTGTAGACGGAGAAGGAGAAAACAAGGTTCTTTCTGTAGTTCCTTTAACAACTGATCCTACTAAAAACGGTATTGTAGTTCTTAACGCAGATTGATCTAATGTCTAAAGAAGTAGTAAGAAAAGCAATAGTGGATTGAGATGGAAACAACATCTTAGCTTCTGTAGTACAATCAACAACTGATCCTACTAAATATGGTATAGTAATATGTAATCCAGACTGAAGTCCTATTAGTTCTTGAGGTTGAAGTGGTACAGTAGAAACCATAGTAGCATGAGAAGGTATAACAGTAGATAGTACTGATCCTGCCAATCCTATAGTTACATCACTTGCAGATATGCAAAGATCTGTGTACGATCA